AATAATGCTAATCCACATATCCATCCTATCGCTGGCCTCCATCCACCTTTAAATAGTGATCCACTAGCAGCTTCAGCTTTGTTTACTTCAAGCTGTGCTAGTACCTGTTCGTTAGCCATCTTCTCAGACATAGTGGCTATCTCATGTGCCAACTTAGCTGCTTGATCTTTGTCAGGAACGATCTTATCAATAATACTAGTTACTGGCCCTATAAGTGTGTCGAGTAGTCCCATGTGTTAGTCCTTTGATTTAGCCCAAGCTGTCATACCCATGAAGCCTACTACAATGCCTGTCTGAGCCACTAGGAAGGTGTTCAGGAAGCCACTAGCAGTGTTCATGCGCTCTATGCCTATAAGAGGCGTTAGGAGGGCTGCTACGGTTAAAATAGAGGACAACATAGCAACCCATGCCATAAGCCTCTGTTGGTCTTGCATCTTGTCGTTATTCTCAATCTGTAGCATACGTTCAGAACGAACGAGTTCATCATCAGAGACAATGCCATCACCGTCTGCATCAAATGTGTTGTACTTGGAATCAGGTTGTAATTGTTTTTGTGTCATTATGCTTCATTACCTACTTTGAAACAAACAGGTACTACATTGTACCCTTTACCCCTTATTATTTTACCATAGTTAGCTGCATTAGCTTCACATGAGGTTTTACTAAAGAAGAACTCACTTGTATTAGCTCTCATCTCACAACTAGAAGCTAACGTATTAGCACATAACATGATTACTGCTACCCACATGATACAAATCCTTATGATGCTTTATTTGTCCACCCAAACCAGATTAAGAACACCATTAGTGTGATAGCTATGCCACCAAAGAATATACCTAGTACCCAACTAATAATGTTATCACGTATCTCTTTCTTACGGTGTTCATGCTCTTGACGTTGCTTACGCATCTTACCCTCAAGGGAAACAAACTCTTCCCACTTATACTGACCATAAGCGTATTGAATGTACTGCTTAAGTTCAGCCCTCATTGCTAGTGCTTTTTGTTTAGCTGCAAATACCTCTATAGCATCTGCCTGTGCTGAACCTGTCATGGACTTCCACCACGGAGGGTTCTGTGCCTGTGCAGCCATAAAGTCTAGATCAGAGATAGCATTAGCCCAAGCACCTAACTGCGATCCCATATCAGATAGTTCTTTACCAACTTCAATACCCTTCTTAAGGTAACTGAATGCCGTACTGGCAGCGGCCATTAGTGTAATTGGGTCCATTATTTATACAACCTCTTTAGTGGGCAGGGGCTGTCGGGGTACACCCATATCTTTTCGTTATTACTAAAAGTGCAAATCTTTACGAAGGTATTATGACCACCTAACCAAAGATGGCCATAAGTTACCATTATAAGCACATACCACACTACTTACGTAGTGCTTCTTCAATCCTATCTAGTTTAGCGAATATAGCTTTAACGGTCTCTCTCATCTCTTTCATCTCACGATCATGGGATAGTTTATCGTGCATAACTTCAGATTTAAGTACAGCTATATCAGTGTGGTGGTCTTGTTGTCTCCCCCAGAGGAATATAACGAAAGCAGCTACAGGGGCCACGATCCATTTCATAATAGTATCAATCATTTCCATTTGTCGTAGTCCCCTGTATTATATTTTAATTCATTATACCTGTAAGGTAAGATAGTTGTATAGGCCAGTTCGCATCTCGATAAGAATTAGTTGGGCCTGAATAGGTGTATACCTTATGCTTGTAAGAGGTGCTGCTTTCCCTCCGTATAACTTCAGTAAATAATGTCCCACTACCGTAGTAAGATTCTTGTACTCTACTTTGAGATATAACAGACACCCAGTCGATAGAGGATGAACTTACAGTTGAAACATCATTTATGTCAGAGTTCATAACCATGTTGTCAATGTAAGCCAATTTTTCGTTAGATAGGTATATTAGATCACCACTAGTATTATAAACTGACATACCATAACCAGATGCAGAAGCACCCAAAATAGTAAGGGGTTTTATAATAGCATACTCTAGTGAAGTTATGTTGGTTAAAATAGGCCTATTAAGATCACCATACCAAGCACTATTGTTCATCCTAGTTATTTCGTCACCTACAGTGTCTAACTTGAAGAATATTAATGTTTCTTTTTCGGTATTATCTGAAAAAATAGGGCTGTTAGCTATGTCAAAGGTTCTCTTGAATCGGCCAACCCAGTTTATGCCATCACCTTGTTCACTTACAGCGACGGGATCAACATTGGTATTTGCTTGTAAGCAAGAGTACACGTAGTCAGGTTCAGATGGCCTTGTGACCAAAGCGCCTACAGCATAAGTTGTGCTTGAGTTCCAGACTGTTGCTGTAGCAGCTTCCGTGGCATCCAACTCATAAGTATTATCTAAGTAATATGCACATACATTTTGACTGCCTGATCCCTCATTATAGTTTGTTACATCAGGGGTTAAAGTGCCAGTCTCAGATATAAAATAGCCAACTTGAGTGTCATCTATAATAACAACACCATCGTTATTTATGAATTGCACACCGTATGACACTATACTTTAACCTTTATTATTGTAATTTGATAGTCAACCGCCCCAGTAAAAGAAACATCAAACTCTCCATCATTAAATAAAAAGACCTTTTCTACGGCTGAGTCTATGACAATATTCTTACCACCAGTAAGATAATCTATAACAACCTCGTCCCAACGTGAATCATAGTTAGACCCTCCATACTCAATTTCACCAACAAAGTAGCACTCCTCTGTGGGATCGTATGAGGTAAGACCTAGCGATGCCCAAGTCCACTCGTATGCCGCACCGTTTAGATAAACCCCGTTACCTGCTTCTGGTAAAATTGTATTTGCTGGGAGTGTTGCTGTTATTGTTTCTTTAAGCCTTGCGGTATAAAAATCTAATGTGTCAACAAACCCAGCAGAGGTATTTATTGCAAAACCGTATGCCATTAAGCCAAGTTCCCTATTTTAACCCTCAAAGTATTGCTGGCATCATACACAAGGATTTTGTCATCAGATAAGACAAGCCTAGCACCAGTTCCAGCACTTGATAGTGTACCAATAGTAAGGCCTAAAGCAGACAAAGAGGTAGCTTCAAGTCTGTCAGCGGTAATAGTTCCACTCACAATCAAGCTGCCATCAATTACTTCTGTTTGTTCGGCCCAAGTATCTGTACCAGCATTATAAATCCATACACTCTGAGAGGTTGGCGCTGATTGAGTACCAGTGTAGAACCAAGCCTGATCACGATCAACAGGATCACCTATAGCAGCGGTAAAGTCTGTATCAGCACCTGAGCTTGTTGTTGGCAGTGAGGCTACAGCAATGTTCCAACGACCAGCACCTCTAGCTCCATTAGTACCAATGTATTTAACGAAAGTCTGTCCCGTTACAGGTAGGGTCGGTGTAGACGAAGCTTCGTAGAAAGTTACATAGGTCTTTCCAGTTGGACTAAAAGATTGTCCTGTTCCTGCTACATCATCTGCATAGATAGGGTAGATACCTTGTCCATTTATCCCTGTTCCAATAAACTTAACAAAGGTTTCACCTGAGAGAGGCAAAGTAGGTGGAGTAGTTACATACTCGTAGTACAGCACATACTCTTTTGTACCAGCCGACAGGCTTTGGGTAGTACCGATAGCATCGTCAGCATATACAACAAGAACTGATGCTCCATCAGCACCATCAACCAAAGCTGGGTTTGTGGTTGCACTACCCTCAACTGAATAATCGCTTGTGTTGCCAGTAAAGTCCAAAGCGATTACACGGTAATAATAGGTAGTACTGTTACCTAGTCCAGAGTCAGTAAAGATTTCACCTGAGACACGACCAATAAGTGTTGTAGGATTACTTGAAGTACCACGATAGATTCTGTATTGGAACAAGTCTTTTATGAGCGTTGTATCAGTGTTTGTTGTTGGTGCATCCCAAGTTACTGTTGCACTAGCATATCCAGCTACAACAGATACGTTAGTTGGTACAGAAGGAATTGTTCCATCGTTACTAGTGGAAATTGGTGATACAGAAGAGATAAACTGTGACTGAACACCAAGAGCATTAACTGATCTTACCCTTGAGTCATACGCCTTATTACTCTCTGCGGGAGATAAGATAAACTTAGAGTCTTTTAGTAATACAGAGTTGTATACACTATCAGTGGAAAACTTCCATTGGAACTCGTAGTGGTCAACTATGCTGCTATTAACGACAGACCAAGTAAAGGTAATCTCAGGTACAGTTGTGCCATCCTCGTTGACAAAGGTACTTGCAGCAGGAGCATCAAGCTGTGGGATAGCTGTTTCAAAAGCTGACGGAAGGGTTGTGTTATCTCTTTGGTACGCAGCGCCATCATCTACCTCATCATAGACAGACTCAGCAGTTTCTCTTAGGGTCATCTGTGTCTGTAGATCAAGACCATCAGTTAAACCAAAGTTCCAAGCTACAACCTCAAATTCTTTATTACTCCAACCAAACCTAGAGTTAGTCAAACGGATGTTATCACCAACTTGAACTTGCAGGGTCTTTAGCCCAAAGGAAGCATTAACTGTAAGCTGCTGTCTGTTACGCTCCAAGGAAATTAGAGCAATACGTCTGGCTTCAATAGAGTTATCAGTAAAGGGTAAGTCAACATCAGCTACAGACTCTTGACCACCATCAGCACCTAAGTTTGCATCAGCATAACCATCGCCAGAGCCAACCCCTGTAGCGACAAAGACTTCCCCTACAGTGTTTGAAGCAGCCCCAATAGCTGTAAAGTCTGTAGTACCAACTGAGGTAATAGCGTAAGCACCACCAATAACAAAGCCACCAGCATCTGTCTTATTAACTACTTGTGGGTAATCTGTAGTCTGCCAGTTGCTCTCTAAGCCACGGAATGTACCTTTAACGGTATTAAAGTTATTCCTACGAGAGTGACGTGTAGATACACTGATACTAGAGCGAAGGTCATCCTCGTTGAGGTCTAGTACAGGTGCAGTCCAGTAGGCTGGCTTCATTCTCCAGCTACCTTGAGCATACCACAAGCTACCATCCATAGAGGTAAGCAGAGCGTTTATCATGTCGTATGGAGTAGAGGCTGTAGTGAAGGCACCATTACAGGTATAGCGTGTTGTAGCAGCGATTGTGTTAGTCTGGTCACATACGTTAGCCGAAGTAATAACTAAGGCATCATCAATGTTAGCAGTTTCTTCAGCTATGCCATACGGTGAGATGAGGTAATCTCGTAAGCATAAAGCTGGATTGTCTGACCATATTGTAGTTTGAGTACGTGGGTCATAGACTTTCTTGCCTTTAATCTCAGCAGTAAACTCTGGGATGCCATCAGGGTAAACATCTGCGTCATACTCCATGCGGATGTACATATAGGCAATACCACTAAGGGTACAAGTAGAAGTCCAGTGAGCGGATTCACCTACAAGGGTAGTGTCTGCTGTTTGAGTAGGAGACCCCAGATGGAATTTAATACGGAGCTTACCATTGTAACGATCAGAAGATGTTCCATCTGGATTTGTCACTGTTGGTATATTACCATCATCAGCAATATCAGCGAAGTTAACATAGGAATCATTGATGTATATCTTGTCAAAAGATTGTATCTCATGCCCAGCGACAGCAATGATCCTGTGGAGATGCTTATTGTTTGTACCTGTAGCTTCATCGTATATACGAGCGCCACCAACACGCATCTTACCATATATGATCTGATGGTCTAGTGCTGTGCCGATAGCTGTAGTTTGATATCCACGGTTAGCCCCAAAGGAAGGCTTAGGCATAAGCGCACGGAGGGCCGCACCAAGGACTACTTGTGTGGCAACACCAATAGCAATAAGTGTCAAAGTACTCATACCAGCAATAGTTGCGGCAGAAACCCCAAAAAAGGTTAACGTACCAGCACCGATTGCAGCAGCAGTGAAGATAACCATATTATAACACCTTCTCGTATTTAGTTTCTATCTCATGGTATCCCATGCGAGTAAGAAAGTTTCCTATGGGGTTCTTTGCAGATGAAGATGCGAGAACTCTGTAAATCCCATCTTCTTTCATGCAAGTCTCTACGAACTTAAACAGTCGTTTACCAACTGTAGACTTTCTGTAGTCTTTATGGACATACACTGCATCGTATACACCCATAGGATTAAACTTAGATGTCAAAGGCGCTATGACAAGAACTACAAAGTACCCAATCAGTAGTCTTTCTTTCCTAGCGGTGAAGAACTTAAGTCGTCCCTCTTCCTCTAGTCTGTTGTATGATTCCCAGTCTATGTGTAAGTCTTGTGTAGGGTGACCAGACTCATCCCACTCTAGGACAGCTAATGGGGTTACTTCATCTTCAGCAAGCATCAGGAACTCTTGTTGATATGTTACCATTACTTAGCTTTCCTGCCCATCACCGTGTCTTGGCCATGTGCAAAGCAACTTGATTGGCGGTTTTAGTAGCCAACACATTATGATCGTCTGACGCTCTACCCCAAGGTATCTTTTTATCCTGTAGGTCTTCAATGAAGTTTAACCCATCGTCATTAGGGTAGAGTGACTTCTGATAACCAGAGGTAAACCTAGCTACTCTAGCTCTCTCAAGATCAATGAGTTTGTTCTCTACAGCCATTTGAATAGTAGCTGTATCACCAGCCTCTTCGATATTCATCTGATCCATGTAGCCTGAGAATAACTCGTTGAAGCCAGCAGACATACTCTCTAGGTTAATTCTAGACCCATCCTGTAGGAGAATGTAGTTAGCTGTCTCTTGGAGGATACTACCCTGCTGGAATGTACCAAAGTATATCTTAGCTACACGACCTTGGTAAGGTTCACTGAGGGCCAAGGAAAGTAGGTTCGAGGGAATACCACTTAAGCTAATTGATGCACCCTTCACTGCCATCTCTGATGTTTCTCCGATAGATGAGATACTGAGTAGTTGACCTAAGCCAATCCACTCAGTTTCATCTTCAAGGACTAATGTCCCCTGACCTGTCCACATTCGTACAATGTTACTGGCGAACTGTAGTTCTGTCGCAAAGAAGGGATATACTACATCATCTTCTAAGTTTGCTATTACACTACTAGATAGTTCTCTGCTCATATCTTCAGTTCCCTACCTTGTATTATTCTGTGGAGTCTGATGTGTTGCGTTCTAGCTGGGCGATAGTCCAAGTGTATTCGATAGCCATGATTAAGCTTCCTTTACTGCCTCTGGTGTCGCATCAACCACTGCCTGTGCCGTAGCACGTTCTGATACATCAGCAACAATCAATGGATTCTCAACAACCTCAGTGGTTGCATTACCTTCTTCATCATATGAAGTCACTTCAACAGTTGCATCAAGTGGTTCAATGGCAGTGACGGTGACAACTGTTTCAGTTATCTCGTTGCCATCTTCATCATACTCACCAGTACCCTGCTCCTCAGTAGCCTCTGCACGTCCTATTGCTAGAACATACTGTGCAAGCCTAGAGGTGGCTGTACGGTAGGCTGCAAGCTGAGAGTTGAACGTGTTGTTGGCTACGTTGGTTACATGGTCGCTAGAGAATGTATCCATGAAGGCTGTGAATAGGCCGTCAGCTTTGCGAATGGATTCCTCACGAGCCTGTGATGGCCAGCTACGCTTAATGTAGGTCTGCGCCCGTTTCTCTAGCTGCACTGATGTTAGAGGTGCATCGCCCTTGGTTACAAAGATAGTCATGCTCTTACTCCAATCACGCAGGTTTGTGTTGTGGCTGATGGTGCTACAGTAGGCTTAACGAAATAATCGAAACCATCGTAGAC